CAGGAATCCTTTTTAAAAGATGTGACCAAAAAATAGTGCATGGTCTCCTCATAGAGAAAAATCCATACTGAGTCAGGGCCAACCTGCTCAGTACTTGAAACTCTTGAGTTTATAAATTTAAAAAGCAGGCAATAAGCCCTTCCTAGGACACCGAAGTGCCCCCCATGCGATCACCACATGGCTAAGACGTTAAGGAACAGGATTTTGTACATAAAATACAACCGGTAAACCAGTGAAAAAGAAACAATTAAAATCCTCGCCTGAAGCACACCAATAATCAATCTGGTTTATATTACCAGTAGTCGCGGTGTGTGTGACAGTGGAATACCACCATTGGTTCACTTGAAACGTCTGCGTCTTGTCCTGCCGTTTAGCAGGGTAAAACCTATCATAGTCATAAAACGGGAGTTCCACCTCAATCGCTCCATTGCGAGAAGTGGTAACTGCATAACCATCTATTGACGTATTGACAGGGCTCAGTCCCCCCGACGAAGTAGAACTGATAATTTGTTGGCCCTCGACAGCTATGGCTTGCTGTGTTCGAGGATAAATAAGAGGAGTGCGCTGATCGATATAAAACGTGTTCTCAGCCTCAGCAATACGTCCAGCGGCAATCAAACTCGTGCCAAGTGGATTGGTGTTGTTAGCGAAAACTTTCCAACGGATAGCTCCTCTATACCCCGCAAAAGCTGGGACAATGTAATTTAACAAAGTGACCATGCTATAATTCCATGAGCCAAGCGGGGTAGTAGTGGGGTCTATGGCCCCTACTGGTTTGCCACGATAAAACGGAAAAGCATTCTGCTGTAACGTCCAAACAGATGAATTCTGAAACGTGGCACCATAACTCCTATGAAAACAATATCTCTTCAACATAGAACGAAGAGACACTATACTCTCACCTGGATAAATGTCAAAGAAGGAAGGATGTATATCCTTCGAATTATCTAATGGCATCGTACAATCTTCAGTGGAAACGGGGGCATTATCACCGGAACATCCGGCCAACCCATCCATCTCATCTTCAGGTGAGGCCTGTCGTTCATAGGGACGACAAGAATGACGTAACTTGTGCAGAATACAGCAAATCTGCACAAAAATGGGATCTATCTGTTCGTCCTCCACATCACTGTCGTACTCGGGTTGCGACTGTGGAAAGAAGGTCAAATTAGAAATCTTAGATCCAGTTGGATCCATCACACAAAAATCATCACACATGCTAGTAAACACATTGACGTCAATATCATTATTGGCAATGGAATTGGGTGTGGTCAACTCGTTAATCACATAAACACCTAACTGTCCATTGGTGGCCTGAAAGCCAGGAAAGCCAGGAGTGGTGACACTGTTCCCCAAAACACTATACTGGAGGGCAGGTCCCACCTTACTGACATCAGTAGTGTGCATCCAATGGCGAGGCTGTCCCCAGGGAATCTTAATGGTAATGTCCCTAGTTTCAGCCAGATCTATTACCTGCGAATAATTCGTGTTATCTTCATTCGAGGTAATCATGTTAGTGAGTGACCGTGGGTCGTAAACAACTTTAACTCTGCCCTTATGATATTTGCTACAAACGAACTGCAATCTAACATTCATAGTACCATGCCAATACTTAAACAACTGAGAAACAAAACAACTCGGCGTAAAATGGTACTCGCGCGGGGTGGAAGTTAAAATATTATACAAATCGGGACAACAATTCATAGTAAACAAAGATTCATTGACTGTGTCAGAAATCAACCAGGAGAAAGTAGTAAGATAAGACTCTCTCATAGCTAAACTCTTAATAGTCATTTCGTCAGTACCATCTAAGCCGGCAATACGGCTATCGATTGTTGTTTCCTGCTTAATATCAGCTGCGAGTTTAATGGAATTGTCAACCACATTGTGGTTTGCCATATTTCCAGAATACTCAGGCTTAACGAAAGCAGTTCCCTCAACTTGGACCGGGCGGGAATAACCAAATATCTTGGCCACATTGGAAGCGCTAGAAGCAGCTATTTGTGTGGCTTTGGCATACGGTCCTATAACAGGAGCTGTTTGCAGCATACCTGCTATCTGAGCAAAGGTGGATAGAGGGCCAGATACTACTCCGGCACTTTTCTCATATTCATCTTTCTTCGCACCCTTCTTACCAGCTTGTGGTTCATATTCTGGTGAAGATTGCGGAACTAACCCCAATTGTTGACTGCTGGTGGGCATTCCAAACTCAACGTCCGACGCATGCGCATACACTTGAATAGTAATAGTGTCTGCAGCTCCATTTGCGTGTTTCAAAACGTTGATAGTATGGAAAATGATACCGCCCATATCACGCCAATCCGCTCGCGTGACTTCCATATAATTCTTCCAATAGAAATAGGGTAATACCATCTCCCCACCAGAATTGGTAGTAGGATCGAGGTAAACGTGGGGGCGCTGACTAGCCTCCACAACGTCTTGAATGAAAAATGCACGATCGACTGTCATATCGTCATAATCATTAGTCGCCTGAAACGGAATATACGAAGCTATTATGCGTCCGTACAAGAAAGCATTCCCGTTAATACGGAAAGTCAAATGCATTCTACACCGTAACAAATTATACGTGGCGATTTTATTGACGTTCCTCTTATTTTCCCAGAAAAGCGTCCACGGATCAATTTTCGTGAAAACTGAACTACCAACAGTCCAGTTAAGAGTCGCTATTCTAATGGGTCGACTAAAAAAGTCTTGCATACTCTCATTAGCAGTATTGAGAGTCGACATAGTTGAGTCGGGTGTGTAGGGCAATTCATACACCCACGAGGGGTTACCATCGATAAACTTAGTAACCTGCTCCACTGTCTCGTGGGAATCCTTATCATTTACATTTATATTTAATTGATTTGAAGTAAGTGAACAATACGTTCGATATGTAAAACACTTAAAATACATAAAACGTGCATACTTTTTGTCGTGGGCAAACGACTCCCCTAAATAGGGGTCCGGCTCGAGGTCCGAGCCCAACATGTACAAAGCCTACAATGAAAACACAGAAATGCAATGCTGCCACATTCAATGTGGTAACCATATATACATGACACGTCACGCTTCCCTAAGCGGTGGTAAGACGTGCATTACCAAATGACCATATTCTAACCCCATCCCTGGTCAGGGGGGGGGAGTTCCTCTTCCTCGTGCAGATATTTGTTCCGCCATCTAACTACCCAGTAGTCAAAGGACTTATCCAAATTCGTGCACAACAGCTGGAGATCCATTCGAGTGGCAACTTCACGCATTTGTCGTAAGCGCATCTCATAAATCTCCCTTCCATGGTAAAACCAATCTGATATAGCAGTATCCATATTCTGAACTGCCTGCTCTTTCGGAGACAAAAACTTAGATTGCATTGAGGAGTGCAAAGACTTGAATATAGAACCCTCATCGAGGGCTCCAACCCAATGTCCTAACTCTGGCATATAGACGTTCTTTCTCTTAAGCAAATCGGCATCCAAATCAGTCATGAATGGGGTAGCTTCCGAATTCTTGTCTGGCATGGTGAAAACCATTCCAACGCCAGCCAAAAACTTGGCAAATTTAATGTGGTCGAAATTATTGCGCACATCCTCGTGAACTGAACTCTTGGCGTCATCACCATAAGTTATCAGTGCAACGCGAGAACGAAAATCTGGTGCACGCAGTCCACATAAAGTGAAATAACCAGACCTAAACAGTAAAGAATTGACTATTGAATTAATATAAACTGTCAAATTCTGTCCTGAGGGGTTCGAACCAAGTAACTCCACCAAATCGCCATTATAAGCTACCACAGGGTAACAAATGTCAGTAGCCAAAGACTGCATGACTCTCAGGCATACGGGTTGATAGCCTGCGTGTTTTGCTAACCTGATCATCACGCTAAACGCAGCAAACATCAATTGAGGAGACATAGTTAAATCATAATTACTGTAGTCCCCGGCAAGAATATAATCCTCGCCAAACCTCTTAACATGTTGCGAAAGCTGGTCCCACTCAGGGCCAATAGCGTTTATACCCACAGCACACTCTGAAATCAAGGGATTGCAACTCATGAACCGCGCAATCGGTAAATAGTATTTCCGAATGAGTAGCTGATAAGCCAATGGAGCGGCTTGAAAAACTCGAACTTTCGTTTTTGTGAGTTTAGTGGGTTCGTCTTTGAGACATCCCTTAAAAATGGGATAGGCGCGTTCACCACGGAGATATTTTCTCTCCATTCTCATCGACTCGTCCCAGAACATAACATCCACATCACGTGGACACTGATGACTGGGAAAGAGCTCTGGGTCTAAATCAACCATATATTGAGACTTCAACCCCGAAAGGGGGAATCCGACAGATGTCTGGGGAACTATGGCATTGATAAATTTCTTGCCATCAATTCCGCTAACATTCTGAATACGATTTAGTGGCATAAGCTCATTACGCCACCAACTCTGCTTGTCTAAAAGACTAAGCAGAGGACCCTGGTAATCCTCCACAGCACGCACTAATACGCGACCTGGAACACCAATTGTGGTGCGTCCGCTCTTATTCAAGCTTTCGCGCCACGGGTGCCAGGGCTGTCTACCGTCCGGTCCACGAAACTTAGGGGGGCCGTGCTGGCGAGAAACACCAGTAACCTCCGCAACAGTAGCGGAGATAATGGTGGGGACCACCGAAGAAACTGCGGTAGCCCTACCGGAACACTGCCCATAGACCTGTACCGTAGTGCCTTTCTCCAAAAAATTGGTAGGGCTCTTGGGGTGAATTTCAGTAGAGATCAAAGTCTGCTTGTCGTAAACGATTGGTTCCATTGTACCCTCGGAAGCTGCCGGACAAAAACCCGGAATATCCAAGAGAGTTTTGAACCCTAATTCGACATCACCACGCGTAACACACGAGGCACGACCTTCAGGCAAACCAGTTCTCCCTGCAGTGTGTATTCCCAAGATAAGATTACTTTTGGAGTTGCCTAACAAAGGCGCTCCACACAATCCAACAAATGTGTTGTAATCTAAGGTATAATCATAACCAAACTCCTCACCATTAGGTCTAACGCGTACCTGGGAGATTTTGCACGAAGCATCGTCATCCTTGCGTATGACCTTACCTAACATACCCCTGACAGGGGCCTCTGAAAGATATTTAGTGAGATCTCGAAAAGATGGAGAATTTGGAACCCAAACTATGCGCACATCAATATGGGGTATCTTGTACGAATAGACGCGAGACAACCTAGCTTGCCAGGCACCGCGCGTAAATGAGTCATGATAACGGACGAAAGTGCCAATCAACTCGTCCTTCACCTTCTTGGTAGGATGGGGATCCAATATATGGCCAGGAATAAGCGCCAAATTTGACTTAATAAAAAGAGCATTCATAACAGAACCTCCTTCCGTAGTCACATGGCACAAATTCTTCTTGACCAATAATTCTAACTGCGACTCCGTAATGGTAGTCGTTTCATGGGCAGCTGGAATTGGCTCAACCCGAACCTTAGCCCAATCTGATTCTTCAGAATCACGTTCCTCAACATCTTCATGACATATGGGAGCTAAATTACCTTGTTTTTCATAACGACGCGTTGCACGCCAAATTGAACATAGGGAATAAAGCCCAGTCATTACAACACCGCCCATAACTGCCTTCTGCATCAGAGACATCTCACGACGTTTAAGTAAGGAATACAAATTGGGTAATAGGGCTAACCGCCCCAGAACTCCTTCAAAATCGCAACAACATCTGTCATAAAGACACATTGCGAAATACCAAGCAACAGCCCACGCT